TTTTTGACAGGTTTTTGTACATGCGTGGCTATCAGTGCATTACCGCCTTATCAATCGTCTGTTATACAGCGATTGGTGAGGTCGTTTTTTAGCTTTACCCGTCAAATTTGTCGGTTTCGACGTACATCGCTAAATCATCACCAGTAAATTCAATTCTACCCATGCTAGTGGTGATGACAATAATTTCGTTGTCGTAATCCACTTCAATTTCATCGATAGACTGACCTAACAAGTCGTAACAGATTTCTTCCGGTGTACGTTTAGCCATATCTACCTCAACATATCAGAGTTAATTGTTAACCGGCTGACTTCACCGTATCGGCGATCATAACTTATTACCTTAGCATCTCGGCCTGATAGCCAACCGCCCCTAGCAGAATACGCATCACCTGGTGCTAGTGTACGATGCTGTTCAACTATCATCAAGTTATTTTCTTTAATATCGATAGAATGATAATGGCCCATGTGGGCGTAGGCATACTTAGTCCTGCCAAACATTTCCCTGAACTGACCAGCAAACACTTCTGATACGTTTGCGACTTTACGCTTGTGGCCGTGGTGGAAGAACAGCGCCACGTTACCGAACTCGTACGCATTGTATGGGTTAGGTGACTTGTCCACTGTAACACGCGGCTCGTTCTCGTACAGCACACTAAACCACTCGCGCAGCCATATCTGACTGACCGGATCGTGGTTGGCGTCAGCCATGATAATGTGTAGCTTTTGGTGCTTGGCTAACAGCATGTCTATTACGGTGCGTAATACACGTATCGCAGACCGGACTAATTTAGCGAACCGCGTGTCCACGTCGAGCAGATGTTTAGACGCAGGTGTTACAGCGTCCATGCCGTCAAAGTGTAAGAAGTCCGATAGCTGAGCAAACACAGCCGTGTCTGCGTTAGGTGACTGAGCGATAGCCTGCTCGAACCACTTGATGACTAGCTGTTCAGCAATGGCCACGTCCCAGTTCTCGCCGGTCTCCTCGTCCCACGATAGCATGCCGAGGTGGTAATCGGTTATAACGTAGCAGTTTAGTAGGTTGTCATTAGACAGCGGCGGTGCTGGCAGTGCAGTCAGCCGAGGGATGTCTTCTTTCATGGCGTCAATTGACTGACGCATTATTTCCTGTAGCTTGGTGTCCTCAATGCGTGTCTTAACCCATTGTATTTTAGCTACGCCATCTTTATAGAGGGTTGAGGTACCGCGCACCACAAAGGGGTCGGGTACTATGTGAACCATGTCGTTTTGGGGAGCGTAACCGCGAATGGCGGCTTTGCGTTTTACACGGTCAATACCGTTTTGAATAGTACCTGCCGTGATTTGCAATCTTTCGGCGGCTTTTCTTAATGAACCGTATTTGTTTATTGCGTCAATAAATTCAATTTGCCTGTCCGTGCCAAACTGCTTTAAATCTTCGCTAATCATCTGCGTTCCAATTCAAGGATGTAAACGCCCAACTTAGCAGCGTTGTCCCTATCTAAGCAGATGCCGCCGTCAGCTTGCTTTTGTATCGTCAGTGTTGGTTTTGTCGGCTGGAGTGTTTGCTGGGTTTGACACGCTGTCAAAATGAGCAGCGTACCAATCAGCAGGGTTTTCTTCGAGTGCATCGCGCAACCTTTGGGCTTTCGCCTGTTCTCTTGCCACAGCCCACCTAACTACTAATAGTAGCAGGCGGTCTATGATAGCAAGAATAGCGGTCATTACTTTTTGTCCGCAGTAAATACACCTAGGGTACCGATGGCGGCTAGACCCAAAGCTATAATTGCTTCGCCTTGCGCGGGTGATAGCGTCACGCCAACGGCGGTTAGTAGCGCTACGATACCGCGCCATGTTGATGCTTCTTTAAGACGTTCAATTAAATATGCTTTCATAATGTTTTCCCCTTTTGAAAATCTAATAGTGACAGACCGCCGGTGAACTGGCAATGCGCCGTCTCCTTAAACTTGCCAGTCCATCGACCAGCCCATTCAAGCCCTACGTTTTCTGCAATAATACCGCAGGTTGCAAACAGCCCCTTATCGTTCCACTGGCATTTGCCGTTAACGATAGGGCAGAAGTCAAACGCAACTTTCCAGTTATGAAAAGACTGGCCTGCTTTGGCATTAGTTACTATGTTGCCAGGCTTTGTACGGCCTTGATTATAAAGGGCTGTTTGACTGTCTGCATCACGATACGTGGAAGTAATGATGACGTCAACACCTTTCTTATCACATTCTTCAATAAAAGCCTTGCACATGGCAGCGACTTTAGGGTGTAAATCGGACAAACTACGACTATTTACCAAGGTATAAAGTCCCCATGATGATGCCGCAGATTATGACCCACACTACTCGCTCAACCCATGCGCCTGACGCATGCGACACTTCGACCTTAGTCACACGGCCTTCTAGTATACGATGATGGTCGTCGTAGCTGTCCATGCGCTTGAACAACGTAATCATTCGTTCTTCCATGCGGGCCAATGAAACAATCGCTTCAGACACTTTGTCCAGCTTTTCTTCTATACGGTTGAGGCGAGTTGTTTGATCGTCCATACTAAATCCTTATTGGGCTAAAGCGTTTTGGTTTTGTTGTTCAGGCGCAAGGGCATTACGTGATGTTTGCATTGTAATTTGTCTTGCTACTTTAGGATCAGCTAATGCGCGTAATACATCATCTTGTTGACTAGTAGGCAAAGACTTAATTAAATCAGCCATGCTTTTGCCTGATTGCATACCTTTTTCAAGTGCCGCAAATGTGGCGCGATTAACTTTGAATTCTAGCCCGTCTAAAACTTTATTAGTTACTGTAGCTACACGGCTAAACAACGCAGGTAAACGCAATTTTGTAGCATCACTACTAAGTATGTCTTTTAATCCAATTGCGCCTTGTTTTGCTAAATCTGTCATTTCTGACGTACGTTTTAAATCGTCAGATATTTTTTGTAGCGGTAACATTTTATTGCCCATTAATGTTTTAATATCCACATTGCCTGGCCCAAAAATATCAGTTACGGCTTTAGTATCATTACCTTCAATAATGGCGCGGAATTTATCGTAAGATTTTTTACGGTATAAATCACTTAATACGGACGCCATTTTTTGACGCTCTATGTCTTTTAAACCTTCGGAATAAGTAGATAAATATTGACGCCAGCCTGTTCCACCAGCCGCTTCAATTGCGTCGTCAATCAAAGGATTAATTTCAGATAATAGTTTTGCGCCATATTTAGCTGAGGCTTTTGGGTCGGTCTTATCAATTAATCGATTAATTACTTCGCCGACTGTATTTTTACGAATGTCATATAACGCTACAGGATCTATAACTCCGCCATTTTTAGCAGTCCAGTCTTCAATTTTTCTTTTGACTGCTGTTAAGACGCGTTTATTAACATCACTTACTCCTATAGCTGGGTCTGCTAATTTAGTGTCAATAGATGACGTTATAGTAGATGTGTCTAATGAAGGCGCAGCGGCGGCAAGTTCAGCTTCACGCATAGGTGTAGTTATGGTACCTAATGCCGCTTTAGTTCCTTTTCTAGCTAACGCTGATTCAGCTTGCGTAGCGCCGCCAGCAAGGTTATTCAATACTGATTGTGCATCCTGCGTTGCTAACGCGGCTTTTTTACTAAACACATTACCTGTGTTTCGGCCTGATGCTAACTCACCAAGCGCTTGTATTTGCGTATTAGGAATACCCGCAGCGGCTTGTGCGCCAGTTAATTCAGGAGCCGCAGCTCTACCTGCCGCAGCCAACGCGTTAACATCTTCGCCTGCTACTTCACGGAGTATTTTACCTGCTTGTTTTTGGAAAAGTTTACCTGTTGCTACGTCATAAGCCCAACCTAAAGCCTTAGCTGCCGCGACGGTACTAGCGGGTATAATTGTGCCTAAGGCTGCACCTATGGCTGCATTTTCTACGTTAGAACCTAAGTCTTTTGCGTTAGGATTGATTAAGCCTAAACCAGCACCAACGCCAGCGCTTTGAAGCACTTGTTTACCAAATGTAGCCGCAGGTGCAAGTTTATTTAATGCGCCGCCTGACGTAACGGTTGCGCCCATTCCACCTGTAATGTCCCATGACCTAGGGTCTAAGCCTACAGCTTCGCCAGCTCTATACAGCATTTCACCGCCTGCACGTTTTGCAATACCCATAGGGTCATAGCTAGATAGTTCAGTCGGCGCGTTCATGCCTTTTTGTTTCATGGCTTGAAGTTTATCCCACGTATTACCTATGCCGCCAATACCAGGTACGCCCGCAGCCATTGCGGCATTTTCAACAAATCTGCCTACGCCCATAGGTAATTCAGCGGCGCCTAAAGCAAATCTACCTACAGGTGATCCTACTATTTTTTCACTTAATGTAGCCGGTGTTTGTCTAGCTGGTATTGAATCCGGCTTAACTTCAATAGTAGGCGTTTCGCTAGTTTCGCTTCGCATGTGGCGTATTTCAGCCGCAAAAGCTTTTGCGTCGTCTACATTTCCCGCCGCATCAGCTTTTATTAACGCCGCATTTAACTGATCTAAAGTAGCCATATTAATTATACTTTTCTAATAAAGCGTCAACGGAAGGATTAGCCGAAGGAATGTTTGCCCCAATTTCGGTTGAATAGTCAGTATTCAACGCTTCTTTAGATTTTAGCTTCATATTTTTTAGCTCCTCACGGTAATCTTTAAGAGACTGAATAAATTGATCTGTACCTTGGCTTTCTTGAAGCGTAGCCTTCATTGATTCTAAACGAGGCCATTCACGTTCAGTCATTGTACCTATTGCGCCAGCAGTGCCTCTAATAGCTTGCAAGCTGTTGATTGAAGCTTTAGATTGAAGACTTTTAATATAAGCTTCGGCATTAGCTGTATCAGTACGACCAGTAGGAAGTCTGCTTGTTATTGGCCCTGTTGCGTTAGCTAAACCTTTATGAAGTTTAGGCGCAGTTTCAGTCCCTATTAACTTATCAATATTTTTAAGTTCTGCGTCTATAGATGCGTCAAACAGTTTAGCGTTTGTTTTATCTGCTGTTTTTAATTTATCTAGTTTATATTGTTGCGTAGCGTTTAAAGGTTTTACATAGCCTGGCGCACCTGTAGTTTCCGCTACTTTAACTCTACGTTCTTCTAAACCTAAGCGTTGTTTATCAAGCGCTATACGTTGCGCGTCAGCAGGTGATATGCCCATTTTAGCTTCACTACCTTGCACTACGTCGGCTTTATTTGTGACAGGGTTAATGCCTAATACGCGCGTTGCATTGCCTGTTGTTTGAGTTTGGTATGTAGACAATTGGTCTTTAGCGGCTAACACAGCCATAAAGCCTTGGTCAGCTAATGCTTTAATGTTAGCCGGGCTAGGGTCAGCATTAATTATTGCTAATTGTTCATCGGCTTGCGCTTTGTCAATTACGCCGTTGGACACTAAATAGTTCAACGCATTTGTAGCCGCTTGCGCTGTCGGCGTAGTTCTTACATACCCAAATGCTTGGCCCATAATGTTTAAACGTTTGCTTTTTGTTTCAAATTCAGACGCTTTAGTTTTAGCTTCGGTTTCGCCTATTGCGGCTCTTTCTTTATTAGCTTCTATTAACGATTTCTCATACGCTTGCCCTGTCTTAGGAGATATACCATAAAGACCTTTAGCAAAGTCAGGCGAAGACCTGTCTTGTTGGGCAAAGTAATTACGAACAGCTTCGTCTTCGGCTAATGCACGTTGTCTCTCTTGCATAGCAAGTTGATTAGCTAGGCCAGTTTGCTGCATGTTTTGCATTTCATATATCTTCGCCATCTGATTGATAGGCGATTCTATTTGCACAGGCTTAATGCCTAATGGAATACTTGGGTCTAAGGCCATAATTAATTATCCTTAAGCATTATTGTAATAGTCAAAAGACTGTGAATCAGGCAACATATCGTATGAAGCAGTATTACCGCCGCCGCCTTGCGGGAACATTCTGTTCATCATTTGGTTTTGGCCATATTGATTGTATGCGTTGCCTATCGCGTTAGTCCATGCGTTAGCGCTACCCACGTAACCTGACGCCCGTGCATTACCAGCGTTCATGTAGTTATTACCTGCATTAGTAGCATACGTTTGCCCTGCCGTGCCTAATGTGTTTGCCGTAGTTTGACCTTGACCAGCTAGACTTTGTAGTGGGTTGAGCTTGTTAGCACGGTTAGTTTGATAGCGGTTATACGCGTTAGAATACTCTTGCGATGCTAAGTCTTGACCATAGCGTTCAGCGCCTTTTAACGCTGCGCCTGATAACAGTCCGCCTCTACTTGCTGCCGTACGATCTAAACCTTTAAGGCCTTCAGACATACGGAACGCATAGCCAGGGTCAGCTTGAAAGTCTGACATACCAAAGTCTTTCATTAAAGACCCGTATCCTGCCGCGCCAGTGTTCTTACTTAAGCCCAATAAGTCTAGTAATCGGTTTTCACCGGCTACCCCGCCCTCATAGAACGGCTTTTGTAGTTCTAAGCTCTTTAGCCATTGTTCGCGTTGCAGTTCCGTTGCGCGATCCGCTGATGCAGCTTGAATGTTGGCTGCTTTTTTAGAGGCTTTGCCGCCTATGATAGCGCCAGCTACATTACCCAGTACACTTCCTGCTATACTTCCGACTATACCGCCCATAATTGTTTCTCCAATCTAATAAGCCCATCATTACGGCTAACTTCATTAAACTTAAAATGTTTTGCTAACCGTAAAGACTTAGCGTTACCCTCTTGTATCTGTATTATAGCCGTTGGATAATCCTTGGCTATTGAATCTATTACTTTTGTAATCTCATGCTTTACATTCCACTTGCCTTGTCTAGCTTGAGATACGAATAAATCAAATTCATTCTCTACTACAATAAACACACCGCCATCAAAATTAACAACTTTAGCCTGGTGTTCTACTGCCTTCTTTGCTTCTGCGTCATACGTTACCTTATCATATTTCTTGTAATGGTCAACGATAACTTGCCACACATCATCCGGTATCATGCTTGAGACATAGTTGGCATATTATTTATTTTCTTTATTTTTTTAGGGTATTTTAATAATACGATATTTCAATAGTTGATCTAAAAGGCGGTGCTTCACTAAATGTTATTATTGCGCCTGCAAGTGAAAACGTATTTTTTTGTTGATACACACCATTAATATACACTTGCGTATTGTTTTCATCACTTGGCGCGGAGGTCAGCGTAAAATTTACTGTAGTTCCGTTGCCGGTAAAATTATCGACATACGCAACTCTTGAGCCTGAACCGTATATATTATCAAAGGTTGCAATAGTAACTTCTGTCGAAGTCTTTAAAACAAATTTATAGTTATAACCCATTTCTAGCCAAATTTCGCCGCTAGGCACTCTCCCTGCTGCATCAAGTACAATTGGGTTAGTATGCGCTATTGTACCTGCGCTAGTCGTATATGTTGTCGCGGGCGTAGTTGTGCCTGCTTCATAGGTATAAATTAAACCGCCTGCAAGAGGCACACCATTATTATCAAAAAACTGCCAGCCTACGCCGCCAAATGCTGAAAGATTAACTGCCATAATCCTGCTCCTAAAATTGCGCCTAATGTAGTCGCTACCCAATCCCAAATATCACATGTATGCCCTGTATTATGAGCATCATACACTTCTTTAGCAAATGCTATTGTCGCCATAATTACTAAGCCTGCATAAAAACCTAAAAATAAAGTAACAATTGCGCCGCCAATTGCGCCTACAGCAAAATGCGCTTGTTTATCTAACGGCACTGGGATGCGAGGGCTAGACAGTTTCATTAGTAGGGTAAATAATTTATTCATGCCTTATGCTTTAACAATGGAGGCTTTGTATGAAGCAATTACGTCAGCAGTATGGGTTGCAGCGCATATTGCTTGAACACGTGCATCTTCTTGGCTGTAATCAGCACCAGGCACAACAACGTGGCGGTGTAACTTGCTACTTATTTCAACACCATCTTCTTTGATGGCGGTCTTGGTGCGCACCTGTACTGTGCCATTTTCAGTCACTTCGATTTGGTCAACTACAACTTGTTTTTCTAGCGACATAATTATTTTCCTTTAATTATTTAAGTGTAGGTTATAGCTCGTGGAGCGCCAGCATACCCACCAACCTGAACATCAAACGAAACTGGTGTCCCCGACTGAACTGTCGCCGTTATTATCATATCGTTTGCACTAGCAGTATAAGTCGCAGCGATGCTGATATTTGCGCTGGTAACTATGTCTGTTCTTGATATTTCTACCGCTGTTGTGCTGGTTTTGCATCGAACAAAGTAAATACTCTCTAACCCACCAATAGTGTTAGCTGTTGGCGATCCTGTAGTTCCTTCGCAGCAATATGCAGCCACACGAACAATTGCGGTGCGCCACAAGCTGTTTGGGTTAAAAGAAATAGCGCACCTTGCAGTAGTTCCTGCGGGGACTATATTTCCAGAAGAAAACAAAATATTGCCAGAAGCAACATTGCCACGAAAGATCATTTCTCCAAAATAAAAATCATTGCCGCTAGTTTTGACAACGCAAGTCCGCTCTTGAAAATCAAGATATGAATCGCTGTCAACTATTGTGGCTGGATTGTCGTATAAATTTAGTATCTGAACATTATCAATTGTGTTTGTTTTAGTGTCCCTGAACGATATTTGCGGTACTACAGGGGATGTAAAGCCTGTTTCAAATATAAATCTTGGCGAATCAATTAACACATTACCACTAGCAATGGTTGGTGAAGCATCTGCAGTCAATGTAGCTGACGTTATGGCTGCACCGTTAAGTATGGATACGTTACCGTCTCTGTTTGGGTTAACGATAGTTGGGTCAATCAGCTCAATCTTAGCGCCAAGGCTACTCCAGCGGCGGATGTTTACGCCTTGAAGTAAGTTGTTACGGTACATAGAGTTAACAAAGCGAACAGCGCCTGACGTTGTGTTTAAACAACGAGTCAAGATCAAACCGTTTTCACTACCTTCATCACGATGCCCAATGCTAGTGATGCTAACGTTGTTTGCAATTGTGGCGCTTGAAGTGATGTTTGCTAAATCAACAAGAATACCTGCTCCATCATTATTAGACGTTTTAACATTAAATAAACTAACCCGGATAAGTCGGCAAGCCGTGTTGTTTGGCTCAAAATCAATACCTGCCGACGGTGCAGTTCCGTTTGTGTCTGAAAATTCGCAGTTTTCAACTAAAAGGCCATCAACAGAGATTACAGACATGCCTTGTCTGCGGCAATCAGTTACGACAACATTTTTTATCGAAATGTTTTCTGAATAGCCTACGCTGCTCACTTGGCCAAAATATAAGCCATCGCCCCAGCACTTAGATACGCCGCCGCCGTCAAAGGAAATGTTGGTGCAATTAAGAACGTAGTAGCCCATTCCAAATTCGCCAGTAACACCTGTATGCGTAGCTCTGTCACCTTCAAGCGTGACGTTCACAAACTTAATGTTATCTTTTGACGCAATATTGATAATGCTGTATGCGTCTTTATTGTTTGTAATCGCCTTAAATTTAGCACCGTCTGCAAAAACAATTGTGCTGTTTGATCTAGGAGATACGCCGCCAAACCCACCTGCGTCTGTGTGTGCCTTAATCATATACGTGCCACTCGGAACATATATGTTATACCCAGCATCAAAAGCTGCTTGTATAGCTGTAGTGCTGTCAGAGACGCCAGTTGGATCAGCACCGTAATCAACTACGTTGATTGGCGCGTCTTGAATCATTGAAAAAGTTACTTTGGTAAGGCTCATGATTTTTCCTTGTTAAACTTCGTAATGCCCAGCGAGTAAAATTTGCGCCGCTGTGTCAAGCGCTACTGTTGCAACAGAACCACCGCCAACAGGAATCTGTCTAATCGTTACTGAAGTCGCGCTAGTTGATACAAAACACTGCATTATGTTAAGTGCAGTAATCGCGTAGTTGTTATTGTAAGACGAAACGGTGTTTACCGCATTTGCTGTTGCATTTGATGTAAATGGCAATCCATTAACTTGGATGTTTCCAGTTCCAGTATGCGCAGACCAATCAAGGTTTATATTAAAATAAACTCTATTGCCAATTTTTGTGTATCTTCCCACTTGGCTTGTATAAGTTCCAGTGCCAGCGGTTGTTGTTCCAACAACAGTCGGAGTAAAAGTGCCTTCTTCATAATCCGAGAACAACTCGCTTGTGCCTGTACCTGGCGTAGCAGAGAAGTCAATGCCTTTGCCTGAAGTGGCTATTACGACATTATCAGTAAAAGTTTGTATTCCTGTAAATGTTTGTGCTGCATCTGTTCTAGCAATCGTAGCTGATGTAGTAGGAAATGTCAATGTCGTGCTGTCAGTACCAGCTAATGTCAAGGTATTACTTGCCGTTAATGTTTTGCCATCTGCTACTGCTAACGTGCTTGATGTCGCAGGCGCTGTAATCGCCATTTTGTTAACGCTAGTAGCTGTCGCAACACCTAACACAGGCGTAATTAATGTAGGTGTATTATCTACTACAAACTTAGTGCCTGTACCTGTTTGGCTTGCTATGCTAGTGGCATTACCGACTGATGTGATTGGGCCTGTTAGGTTAGTTACATACGTGCCTGCGGGTTGTTTATTGTTAAATGTCGTCCAGTCCGCAGCGCTCAATGCACCGCGATTAGTTGCAGATGCCGTTGGCACGTTCAATGTAATGACTGGCGTTGTGGTGCCGTTAGCTACGGTAGAGCTTAAGTCTGTGCCTGTCGTACCTAGCGTTAAGGCCGCAACGCTTGTGACTGTACCGCCAGTGCCTGTCGCATTAATTGTAATGGCAGTAGAGCCATTGTACGTTGTGCCAGTGCTGAACGTCACACCGGTACCAGCCGTTAAGTTAAACAAGCTACCGCCAAGCGCTACGCCTGATATAGTGCTGTTAACTAACGCGCTGTTAGGTATTGAAGTAAGACTTGCGCCTGATCCGCTGAATGTAGTCGCAGTAATCGTAGTGCCTGTAATGGCTAACGGTGTTGTAGCGCCAATAATGACGTTGTTAATATCGCCAACACCAGTTGGGTTAATGCTGACATGGCCTGTGCCTGTCGGAGACATATCAATATGGGCGTTAGCGCCATTCATATTAATTGATCCGTCTACCGTGCAATTATTACCGCCGCCCGCACCCCATTGGAAACAAGCCGTGCCGCCGCTAGTTCTTAAGTTACCGCCCGCAGAACTTGAAGCATCATAATAAGTGCCTGCAAACTTAGTGCTTGCGGTGATGGTAGTACCTGCAATAGTATTAGCAGTAGTGTTACCTATCGTAGGAGGTGAAGATAAATCTAGTGTACCGCCTAATGTTAAACTGCCTGAGCTTGTAACTGTACCGCTTAAGCTAATTCCGGATACAGTGCCAGTACCGCTAACAGAAGTAACCGTGCCAGTTCCGCCAGTAGCGTTAATGGTAATAGCACCAGCGCCATTAGTAATTGAAATGCCTGTACCAGCGGTTAACGTGGCTTTGGTTAGCGTGTTGCCTGTGGAGTTACCAATAAGTAACTGACCATCTGTGTAACTAGTTTGGCCTGTGCCGCCTGCTGATACTGGAACGATTTTCCAGCCAATAACCTGCACAGCGCCTGCATTGTCTTTGTAAAACAGTTTGCCATCAAAGATATTAATGGCTAATTCAGAGCCGCCTGAGCTATTCAATAGGTCAGCAGCCGCAGGCGTATTACCTGTGGTTGAGCTAGAATAAAGCTGTATTGGCGTAAAACCTGTTTGAGCCATTAGAATGAACCCCCTGAAATACCTACATACTTAGATGCAGTTGCTGTCGTAAACGTGCCTATTGCTGGCGTTGTTGCGCCGATTGTCGTACTATTAATCGTGCTACTTGTAATTGCGCCGTTTGTATACCCAATGCCATTAAGTATACCCGAAATAACTTGACTTGCGTTAATTGCAATGGCTACATTTTGTATGCCTGTTATACCGCCAAACTCGTCTACGGTTATCTGTGGCACTTGTGATGCGGTGCCGTAAGTGCCTGCCGTAACAGAGCCAGTGCCTGAGTACGCTATCGTAAACAGGTTGTTAAAAAACCTAAACCATTCGTTCGACACAATGCCTGTCTGTGGATCGACAAGTGAAACCCTAGGTGCTGGGATACGGGTGTAGTTAAGCATTAGTTCCGCTGATAATTAACTCAGCGCCCATAATTGCTATTTTAACTGGGTCAGATCCTGATACTTCATACACTCGATCTCGTAGCTTTTGAGTCATGCCTAAACGCCGCCAAATAATACGTCGGCCATATTCGCCAATCTTACCCATTGATGTCCAATGTTCGTTAGACCAAGTATGCCCGCCATCATCAGACCAACGCAACATGGCTTGAGGGTTGTAGCCTGGTGCTTCAGGATATGCGGTTGTAGTTAAATATTCGCCGCCCTCAGTTATAATATAAAATCCTGCTTCAGTCGTAATTTTTTCCTTGCCATCATAAGCAGGATAAAGATTAAGCCCCACGCCTGACTCAGCTTCTAGTTGCAAACTATGTTGCGCTGTGCGTTTTAAATTGTTTTGTCCGCTAGGTAGCGCTCGCCATGAACGTAACCATTTTTGCATCTCGCCATTATCGGCGTACACGTCTAAGTCAAACTTATAAATGTTGCCGTTAGCGTAGTCACCCACAATTGTTGTAGATTGAAAGTTACATTGACAATTTGAACGATGACGTGTGAAATTACCGTTAGTTAAGTAAGCACGTTCATGCCACGCGCCAGTAGCAACATCGTATACCCATGTGGCATTGCCAGTAGGAAACGATATAACGTAGAACGCATGACCTTCTTGTTGGTATGTGTAAGCCACAGCGTCGGATATGTCGGTGTATCCTTGGATAGCGTATTCGATGGCATGTGTGGACACGCGCTGTGCAGCATAGCCGTTAGACCTGTAAATAACACCGAACCCCCGTGGGTCGTTGCCTAACCAAAACAATGAGTTATCTAGTTTTGCTACAGAATAAGGTGCAATACAGCCTGTCTCGTTAAACGCACCTTGAATCGGTATTAACGGGAAGTCGGTAGCACCGGAGTCATACCAAACCTCTGTCGTGTCCGTACCGAATACCCATAGCTCACGGTGGATAGAGTTAACGGCTACAACGCCGTCAGGTGAACCCTCAGCACTAGCAAAATCTAGCGGATCAACGGATGTACCGTCTAGTAGCTGTGTAATCCATATCTTTTGGCTGTCAGGCTCATTGTATACAAAGTATCCATCTAAATAAGTGACAGTGCCTGCGCCAGTAAAGTCAGGGTCTGTAATCTTAGCAAATGCGTCTGTCACTTCATTGTAGATGTAACCGCTAGGGTTGGCTGCAATAAAGATTTGTATGCCGTTATCGGCAAACGTGACTGGCCCAGTGCCATCTACTTCACCGATGTACTCGTAAGTGTAGTCGGTGTTGATGCGGTAAAAGCCTGTGCCTGATACGCAATACGCATCGGTGCCATTGGTTTGATGCGCCCATAGACCTCGAATAGGGCCTGAGCCTATGGTAACTAATTTAGTTAAGCCTGGCGCACGGTTAAGATACCCTATTTCAAGACCGTTTTCAGGTGTTTGTTCCGGAAACAAATTAACCATGCGGTTATCCGCTGCATTAATGCTCCGTGCTACATAAGATTGACCAAGAATAGGAGTTTTCATAATTTACACGTATGAAGGATACCATTTAGTTGTAGTCACATCATAAGTCATAGTCAATGCTCTATTAACGACTGCTGTACCTAAAACTGCAATATTACCTGCGGCAGTCCATGTAAATGCGCCTGTGGGTATTAAAATAATTGAACCCCCACCTGCGGATATAGGGCTTGGCGCGGTTATATTCACTACCGCCGTAGTGCCGCTAACAAAACTAATTGGATTAGTTGGCGCAATAGTTGTAGCGCTTGCAATAGTTGGCGCGGCTGCTGTAGTTGCTATTAGCCCTGAAAATTTAACGTCTGTAAACGTAGGGCTACCTGTACAGTTAGTCAACACGCCACTAGCAGGTGTAC